GTCACCATTGCATCCTTCTTGGGGTCGTTTAGTCGTGTGGACCACACCTGGTCGAACCATTCGAGCGATGACTCCCGGATTGCATCAGATTGCGCCTCCTGGGCAGCGTGCGGATCGTCGAGCAGTAGCCGGGAGCCACCCTCACCAGTTGCAGTACCACCAACCGATGTTGCGATGCGATACCCGGTAGCAGAGTTTTCAAAGCGCTGCTTGGCGTTCTGGTCGCCGGATAGCTTGAACATGTGACCCCACCGCTCTTGATACCAGGGCGATTGAATCAGTCGTCGAGCTTTTAGGTTGTCACGGATCGAGAGAGCACCAGAATAAGATGCGCACAGAAACTTCTGTGCCGGGTCAGTCAGCCACTCCCACATCGGCCAGATTACTGAGACGATTGTGGATTTTGAATGCCTGGGGGGAATATTGATCAGTAGTTTGCGAATATCACCAGAGCTGATGGCCTCCAAGTGCTCGCAGATCTCTTGGATGTGCCAGGACTCAACAAAAGGAACACCAGGTTCAACAACGTGCCAAGACTGGCGAACGAATGCGTACAGTGATGCCGAGGCGAGTCGCCTGTCTCTTTCGTACTGGATGGCCTCGGCTACAAGAGCTGGCGACATCGAGTTCATTTTACGTCAGCTTCTTTAGATCCTTTGGACATAAGGTAGTCCATATTGTCGAGCTCTTCGTCCGTCAGGTTCTTGAGGTCGAGAGCTGTGATTGTGAGAGGGCCACCATTTGCACCAGTGACTTCTTGTGTTGTTTTGTCGCCATAGACTTTTGGCATCATCTTGGAGAGCAGCCATTTTCTACTGTCCACCATCAAGCGTTGATGCTGCACTGCAGCAGAGTCATAACGAGAGATGCCGTGCTGGTCAACAATTGACACCGGCTCGGTGTCGGAAATCTGTAGCACTTCTTCAGCAATTGCGTGTATCATTGCCTCGCGCGCGCCCGCGTACTGGTCGGCAAGCTTGCCTTCCGGCTTCACCCATCCGAGAAACGTACTCTTAGGAACACCAACCTTGAAGCAAGACTTTCCACAAGGAAGTCCTGTCTCCATGAGAGCGAATACTTTTTCGCTGATCTTATTCTTTTCTGCATCTTTGTAGCGCATCACAATCGTCTCCGTTAGCCAGTCGATTTATTCAAGCGAATATTATATCACTTTAATTATGATCTTAACCATAGGCCAAGAAACTTGGGTTAGTACTTAGGTACAAGGGTACAACCCCTAAAGGGTTGTTGTACCTTTATGTACCTTTTTAGTACACTTTTGACGGTAAAAGGTACAAGGTACAAAATAGGTACAATGTACCTTCTTGTACCTTTATTGAGAGCCATTATTTACCCTTCCTGAGCATAAAAGCAGAGGCCATAATGAGGTCTAAAATGACATATCCATGCTCATGTTTGGCGATTATTTCGCCGTTTATTAGCACACATATAGGCCCATTATCGTAGCTTGGCTTCATGTAATTGTTGATGGCTGAGTCCTTTAATCCATCATTTCTTAGCATTTCTTTGAAGGCTGAGGTGCTAATATAAGGCACGTTTGAGTCTTTAAATGGGCGAATTTCTGCACCACCTGACCACCAGGCACGTTCAATAAGCTTCTTATTCTTCTCTATTTTGGAGTCTTTTTTGACCTTTTGGACGCGCTCTTCGTCATCAAATACTGCGACACAGGTGCTGACTTGCTCGCCAAATTTGCTGATTCCCATCTCCACAACGGCCAACTTAAAGGGTATTTCAACGCCCTTTGAGGGCAGTTCTCGTTGCTTGGTTATGGTCGCTGTGCGCTGTAGATTCTCCTCTACCACGTAGATTTCAGTGTCTATATGGGCTCTGATTGTTGAGCTACCACGAGCACCTCTGGACGCATCTTTACCACTGTGGTGGATGATTAAAAAGGCAGTATTAGCCTCATAAATAACCGAGTCTATGCGCTGTAAAATGGGCACCATATCCTCGCCAGAGTTCTCGTTTGCACCTGCTGTCATGCGAGCTAATGTGTCACCAATAACGAGGTTAACCTTGACGCCTGTGTCGGCTTCAACCTGCTTAATGAGGGCAATAACTTCGATGGCATGCTGGTCGCTGGTAAAGAAATTGATGGGGATTTGGACGATGAAAAGGTTCTTCATTTGGCAGTTATGGTAGTCTTTTATGGCTTGAACCCGGCTGATGACACTTGCTGGACTCTCTGTTGCCAGGTATATTACCGCGCCTTGTTCTACTTTCTTTCCCATAAAATTCACGCCTTCACAGATAGAATGGGCCATTGACAAAGCGTAAAAGGTCTTGCCTGAGTTACTGTCACCGAACAAAAGCGACTGCGACTTACGCACAATCATGTCCTGGATTAGCTCGTCCGGGGCGTTGTATTCCTCTGGCAGAGAGTCACCGCTGACCACTCGAAGTGTGTCGTAGATGCTGCTGGAGGGTGGCAAAAGTAGATCCAGTAAGTCTTGTTCGCTAGTCTCCTTGGCGTAGTCGTTAGCGTCACCATTGATGGGCGGCATGATCACTTTAGCGCCGTATTTGTCAGCCGCCATATCTGCATATTTCTTCCCCACGCCGTGATCGTCGTTGTCTGCCACGACAATTATTTCTTGGCCAGCACCGTATTTTTGACGCATGACTTCAGTGACTGCGGGCAGGTTACTGGCGCTGTAGGCTACAACACATGGCCTGCCTGTGGTTTCGGTAATGGTTGCCGCCGTAGCAAAGCCTTCAGCAATAAAGAGCGGTCCATCCTCGTCCATAGTGCCCAGGGTCCAGAACTTTCCAGACACTGCACCACCAGCATGGAATTGCTTACCGCCTTCCGAGCTAATGTACTGCAGGCTACTAATACTATCATCTGTGCCATATAAAGGCAGGGCCAGGCGTCCATCGCCAGTCACACGAGAGCCATGGGAGCTGATTCCCTTCTGCTGCAGGTACGGGTGAGTATCCTCAGATCCTGTACACTTACTCCAGATAGTTTCAACTGTATGGCTTGCGACTTCACGTTTCTGGGCCACTTCAGCGTCACGAACTTTTTTAGACTCACTCAATCTGCGACTGTGGGCCATCTGCTCTGCACTAGTCAACGCTCGTCCAACGTCTGCTCGCCAAGTGACCTCAAGATCTAAGCGCCAATCGCCAAATCTGCCAGCAGGAATGCCATCGGCAAAGCAACAGTACCAACTGTTCTTGTCTCGCTTGCCGCTTCCGCCCCATCTGTGGAGCTGGCCATCGAGGTGGACCTTATCAGGAGGAACTAATCCTGACGCCACCATTGCAGCGATTAACTGGAATTCTGGCGGATCAGCCTTGGGAGCTTCTAGCGGTCTAAAAGGGTGATCAAATATTTTGGCCATGTTCCCGCGCCTTTATATAGTTGGCCAAAAGCTCAACTGTTGAGTAGCGTGGGTCCGTGTCGCCCTTCATTAGCCTGGTCACTACGTTATAGTGCAGGCCACATGCTTCGGCAACCTTACGCAGGTTGCTGTCTGCAAGCTGCTCTCTGATTTGGTCTAAAGTCATTTTTTTCATCCTTATGTTAATTTTTTTACCTTCAATGCTTGTTATCATGCATTAAAGAGGATACGATAGCAACAACTTCAAGCGGAAATCTTTCCAGCCGAAGTTTTAAAAAGGATAAACATAATGGCTATACAGCTACTAAGTACAGGCGACCTAAGCAATAAGGGTCTAAAGGTTTTGGTCTACGGTCAAGCGGGTTGCGGTAAAACCACGCTGTCGAAGACACTACCTAAACCAGTTGTTCTATCAGCTGAGGGCGGACTGCTCTCATTGAAGGATGACAATATACCTTTTATAGAAATAAAAAGTATGACTGATCTTCACGAAGCTTATGCTTGGTTGGAATCTTCAGACGAATTTGAGTCGGTTGTTCTGGACTCCATCTCTGAAATTGCCGAGGTAGTATTGGCTCACGAGAAGAAAATAAACAAGGATGGCCGGGCAGCATACGGGGAGATGGATGTGCAGTTGAGCGAGATTATTCGCGCCTTCCGTGATCTGGATATGCACGTTTTAATGACTGCTAAATTAGAAAAGCAGCAGGATGAAATGGGGCGCATGTTGTACTTCCCGTCTCTTCCAGGAAATAAAACCGCGCAAAAACTACCGTACTTCTTTGATGAGGTGCTCGCACTTCGCATTGAAAAAGACGAAGACGGCAAGACTCAGCGTGCATTAATGTGCGACTCCGATGGCCTATGGCTGGCTAAGGACCGCAGCGGCAAGCTTGATGCGTGGGAAACGCCAGATCTTGGCGAGATCATTGCTAAGGTTGGGGGTGCAAAATGAGCATCTACACGGATTGGCTAGAAGCCAAGGCGAGCGAAAAGTTAGCCGTTGAAAAGAGGCGCGTCATTGAAGACAAGCTGGTCAAGGAGTTCGCCCCGGACAGTTTTTACTTTCAGGGCACGCTCAATGTTAGCGACCACGGCTACAAAATTAAAATTGTAGAGCGGTTAACTAATAAGGTTGATGGCGACAGGTTGCAGGAATTGGCAACTGAGGCGGGATTAACTGAGCACCTTGGCCAGCTATTTCGCTGGGTTCCATCCATTAACATGGCTGCCTGGAAGGCTGCCGATGAAAGCATTACTGAAGCACTTTTAGGAGCGGTCACCACTAAGGCTGGTCGCCCATCATTCACTATTGAGAAGGAAGCATAATCATGGGAAATCTCGGACAATCATATAACACAAACGACATTCCAGAAAACGAAAATAACTTTGAGCCAATCCCTGCGGGCTGGTACGAAGTTTCAATCAACTCTGCTGAACTGAAGGATACCAAGGCTGGCACAGGTGAGTACATCGCCATGCGCTACGATGTTCTTGGGCCAGCTCACCAGGGTCGAGTTATTTTTGGCAACTTGAATATTCGCAACCCCAATCCTAAAGCCCAGGACATTGGCATCCAGCAGCTGGGTGAGATGATGCGAGCGATTGGCCTGCCTTCTGTTGAAGACACCGATCAATTGGTGGGCGGCCACCTTGAGGTCAAGGTTAAGATCCGTGAAGCCAGCGGTGGATACGATGCATCAAACGATGTGAGTGGATTCCGAGCGGTGAAGGGTGGCGCAGTACCGATGGCCACTAAGAAGGCTGCGAAGCCTGAGAAGGCTGATGCTGCTCCTGCAGCTGCATCACCACCTTGGGCTAAAAAGTAAAGTCCAGCAACAAAACGTAGTTTTTTTATGCGTTTTGTTATTTATTTGAAAAAAAAGGCGGCTGATTAAGGCCGCCAACTACTACACAGATAAAAAGGGGAATATTTAGTATGTCAGAAATCCCAAAACCAATCCAGCATATTGCCAGCATGATTGACGCGGCACATGAAGACCGTCAAGAACGGCCACGCCCTCACCTGGGCTGCTCAACCTTGGGCCACCACTGTGATCGCTGGCTTTGGCTTTCCTTCCGATGGGCCGTGGTAGAGAAGTTTGATGGCCGTATTCTTCGGCTATTTAGGCGCGGCCACTTAGAAGAGCCGCAGATTATCTCGGACCTGCGCAGTGTTGGCATAGATATTGACGGTAGCCAGGACCATGTCGATTTTGGTTCACACGTATCAGGAAGTGTAGACGGCGTGATCCACCATGGCGTGCCTACCGCCGAGGAAACTCCACACCTCGCTGAATTTAAAACTCACAGCAAAAAAAGCTTTGATGACTTAAAGAAAGGCGTTCAAGCCTCCAAGCCGATGCACTACATCCAAATGCAGGTGTACATGCTTGGACTAAAGTTGAAGAGAGCACTGTACGTTGCCGTTTGTAAAGACGACGACAGGCTATACACCGAGCGAGTATATTTCGATATAGACGCGGCCAAGAAGGCGGTAGCCAGGGGAAAGCGAATCGCCCTGGCAGACAGAATGCCTG